AAGACTCTTGCCTGGCTTAAAACCAACTTCTCCGCTCGAGCCAACTTCTCAGTCACCCGGGCTTCTAATATCCAAAACGTTACCTACTGTAAGAAAGATGGAGACTTCGAAGAATTCGGAGAGCCCCCTACGGATGAGACCCAAGGCGCCCGTTCCGACCTTACTCGAGCGCGCGAGTGGATCGACGAGTTCATTGGAGAGCATAACCGATGCCCAAATGCCTCCGACCTCGCAAGAGCTCACCCAGGACCTTTTATTCGCTACTCTAGGGGACTTCTCACCTACGCCCGAGCAGTCTGCCCTCAGCCCATTCTTCGATCTGGATCTCTCCGCCCCTGGCAATCTGACTTGGTAGCTGAACTTGATGCCGAGGCTGACGATCGCTCTATTATATTCTACGTCGATGAAGACGGTGGTTCCGGTAAGACCTGGTTGCAACAGTACTATTTATCTACTTATCCCGAGAAGACCCAGCTTCTATCTTGTGCCCGTCGGGATGACATGGCTTATTCCATTGATGAGTCCAAACATGTGTTTCTAATTAATGTCCCTCGTGGTTCTATGGAATTCCTGCAGTATTCAATATTGGAGTCTCTCAAGGATCGGATGGTCTACTCCCCGAAGTACGACAGCCGCATGAAAGTGATTTGTAAAGCAGCCCACGTCGTCGTGTTCTGTAATGAATCACCTGACCCATCTAAACTATCTGCTGATCGCCTTATCCTTCGTGACCCCAACGAATAATCATATCCAACCTTAACTTAAACTAATCTAACTTAACTTAAACCAACATACCTGGTTCTCTGAAATAACATACCGCTTCGCACCCAAAGGTATAAGAAGTCGCAGGGGTGACAGATGTAGTGGGTTTCCCAAACTGTGCACCCCAATGGACCAAATATAAATTGCCATCGGCCACCTGTGTTGAACCTGCTCCTTCAAACCTTATCTTGCGCTTAATCTTGATGTATCGCTTATTGAATCGATAGGGCAGTCCTGTGTTTCCATTTGCTGCCGGCAACAGAAAGCGCTTATGCATATGTACAGCGTAGATATCAGTGTTAATAGGGAGGCAATGCAGCTCATTGCCTGAGAGAGCAGTACTAAAATTCTTGCTTCTACTGCCATCTGAAGCCCTGAAGAAGTTTGCAACAATAGGAACTGATCCATCCTTTGATGAAATGCATGCAACATTAACATACAAAGGGGTAAACAAGGTATTCTGTAACTCCATACACAACCGTACACCATTGAAATTGATTGTGTCACGCAATCGATCCCGTGTCCCTGTACCTCTCTGGACAGTAATCATGTTGGCAATGTCATCAGCCCAGCCAACAGTATGAAGAGTCTTATCATTGTGTGCATCGCCAGCCTCTTCCAACTTGTAACGCTTCGGCGCCGGCCCCTTCTTCTGGGACTCGCCCACCTCGCGCCGTTGTGCGAATTTGAACGCCCCGATCGTGCGCTTGCCGGTCCATTTCGCGAGCTTGCCGAGATTCCGTTGGCCTCTGCGCGTGCCCGCCGAACGCCAGGCGCTCCGCGCCGCTGCACCCGCAATGACGCGCCGGTTTTTCCAAGCATACGCGCCCAAACTGGTGGCTGGCCCGCGCCCATAACGCATCGCATATGGTACAACCGCACTCATAACGTCTTTTTGTGACTCAAAAAATGCGGTTAAGGATGAGCTAGTCTAATATTACCTAGCTCACTTCCAGCCATCCTCCTCTCATAAAAACAAAAATGCGAGCTCTTCGTTTCTGCTACACTTTAAACAACTACACACCTGAAGAGGTCCAAACTATTAATGACTTTTCAGCACTCCCAGTGTGCCGCTATCATGTCTATGGCCGAGAAGTCGCCCCGACCACCGGTACTCCGCACCTCCAAGGCTTTATCATCTTTGAACAACGCAAGACTCTTGCCTGGCTTAAAACCAACTTCTCCGCTCGAGCCAACTTCTCAGTCACCCGGGCTTCTAATATCCAAAACGTTACCTACTGTAAGAAAGAT